CGCTGAAGCTGCCAGTGGTAGCCGTGAGCGCACCCATGCTGACGGAGGACGCGAAGGTGGCGGCATCTGTTGCGAGGTCAAAGGCAAGCGTATTGGTGCCGCGAGTTGCATTGTACACATATAGGTTTGAGTTGGTCAGATTCCGTTGCCCGAAGAACCATTCCTCAGTCGCTCCCGTGACCCAATCCACACCCAGCCAGTTTGTATTGGCAGGTCGCACCATCTTTAGGTATTTGTTTGCCGCTGTGATCGTGACCACATCGCTGAACCCGCCCGAGGTTGCCGTGAGCGCACCCATGGAGACGGAGGACGCGAAGGTGGCGGTTTGGTTCTCCCAAATAGTGAGTGCGTCCGTTAAGGCTGCCCCCATAGAGCCGTTCTGCTTGGTGGCGAAGATCATTCGCCCACCGAAGGAACCCGAATCAATCGCTCGAATCTGCGCCTGGGCTGGGTTCGCCCAGGTGGACGCATTCATGAATGGTCTAAAATCCAGGCTACTCTGACCACCCGTAGGATTTCCGATGGTCAGGATACTGGCGGCGTTTGAAGCGTTGTATAGAGACGCGCCGGTAGCTGTGAGCGCACCCATGGAGACCGCGCCAGAGAATGAAGCCGAAGTGCCAGCGAGAGCGCCCGTGAAGGTCGCGCCAGTGAGCAACGCATACAGGGCGAACTTTGTCATCAGGTCCGTCTGCGCCGACAGGGTGCCCGTGATGGAGCCCCACGCGGATGAAGTGGAAGTGCCCGGCACCACATCGGTCAGTGATGGAGTAGCCGCCACGCTTGCGCCAGTGTTTCCCCACTTGGAATTAGGCATACACGGCCCTCACAGAAGCATTGATCGTGGGGAGCGAGGTGGTCGGAATGATGGACTTCACCAACCTGCGGACATTGGGATTTACGCGCACCACATTGAAGCAGTAGGTGGAGGGATCGTCAGGGTTGCTGCCGGTGTAGGCGATCACATCGAAGCCCAGAATTAGGTTCTCGAAGGTGGATGGGAAGCTCCAGTTGATGTCCAGCCAGCGCGGATTGATCGTGGCCGGGCCGCCGCCAGAGCCTCCGGTTGGGCTGGTCCCGCCGCCTCCATCATCAATCGTTTTTTGGGATACCGCCATGGGGGTCTCCTACGCTGGCGGTGTGGTGGAGTAGGCGATGGTGACGCCAGTGGGAGCGGGAAGATCCTGCACGGTGGTGGTGTAGGTGTAATAGGGCACGGTGCTGATGTCCTGCTTGCCTCCGCCCCACAGATTATAGCTGACCAGCTTGACATAAACACTGGCACCGATCCTGCTGGGGGGGATGGGGAACTTGAAAACGGCCGCATCCAGCCGCACAGCCTTGGCACCGATGGCGTGGGAGCTGATAGGGCTTCCCTGCTGCCCGCGCTCCAGGGTGGTCAAGTTGTAGGCATTGGCCCCCGTGAGGGTGGCGGTCACGGGGTTGATGATTTCCCCGTCCACCCAGAGAGCCGAAACCCCGTCCACGGCATCCTGGGCGCTGACCGTCTTCAGCGTTCCGCCCGACACGCTCAGGTCCACGGCCAGGGTGTTCGTGGTGTCGTGGGAAGCACCAGAGGCCAGCAGCGCGGTCAGGACGCCATGCCGTGCGGGGTTGATGACGGAGCCGACCATCCTATAGGTGGTCCCGCCATCCGTGGACACCCAGACTTCACAGCCGCCCCAGACCGAGCCAGCACCCCCAGATGTTGCAAGCCAAACTTCGGGATTGGTGGGGTCGGACCGCATAAGGGCGGGAGCGTCGAAGATAACTGGTGAATTGGCATTGCCTGGGGCGGCGTTCACATTGGGAACCGTCCCGCTGTTGTTCTGCGTGGTGTAGAGGGTGGCGGAGCCCGTCCCGAATGGCCATTCTTCGGCCGTGATCGTGAGGCCATCTTCCTCGCTGGCTTCCACAGGGATTTCCACGCTGGCGATACGGACGATCTTGTGGTCCAACCCGAGCTTGGGGTCGGTGATGGTCACGAGGTCCATGGGCTCGAGCAGAATGTATTTCCAGCCGACCTTGAAGGTGTAGGTGTTGCGGATGTAAACCTGACGCTGGGCCCTGATGCGGCTGATCTGGAGGGCGTGCGCAGCCCGCGTGATCATGTGGAGGGCCTGGGTGCTGTCCACCTTCTCGCCGTTGATCGAGACATCAGCGGCATCGGGATCCTGGAGCACGCTCACATTGTAGGAATTGAGCCGGTCCCAGAACTCGATAGGGACGGTGTTCTTCACATCCTGGGTGCTGCTGCGGCTCACGGTGATGGCATCGTTCCCCGTGGGCCTGCCATCCTTCCCGACCACCCCCAGGAAATCGTCGTAGGTCAGATCGTAGAGGGGGGTGGTGTTCGGCGTGTAGGTGGTCCCATTCGCCGTGATGGGCTGGTCCCCGTAGGGAACCACCTTGAGGGTCATCCCCGTGGCTCCTGCGGTCCAAATCGCCTCAGCGTTGGTGGCATTGAGCAAGTCCTGGAGGTGTTCGGCCGCCGCCTTCTGGGTGTCGAACATGGGGCTGATGGCGAACCCACAGGCTTGGCAGTAGGTGTCATAGCTGGCTGCGCCGGTCACGAGGTCGCTGATCTTGCCCGCGCTCCAGGTGGCTCCGTAGTAGGGGTTGGTCAGGAAGTCGATGATCACGGCTGCAGGCCTGGAATCGTAGGCCGAGGTCGCAGCCGGGTCCTGCTCGGTTCCCAGGAAGCCGGTCACTTCGAAACTGTGATTCTTCATGGAACCGGACGAGCCCAGGTCGATGGCCGCGTGGCAGATTAGGGCCATGCCGCTGTAGCCCAGGGCCTTCGTGGGGTGCTTCGAGGTCCATGTGGCCCACGGGGTCTGAGGGCGGGTGCCGGTCAGGAGGGTGAAGCCGAAGCCAGAAATGCTTCCCAGATCCTTGTCCCGCCAGACCCGGTTGATGCTGGTGATGGGGCCTTCACAGAGGGCCATGATGACCCCCGCCGTGTAGGTGTAGGTGGTGCTGGTCTGGGTAGAACCACCCCCACCTCCCTTGCCAGTCTTCTGGGTGGTGGTGGTGGGGATGGCTGTGAAGTCGTCGTAGTCAATCAGGTTGGCTGCGACCCTCGTGGTGCCGTAGATGATGGGCAGGCACCCGCCATAGCTGCTCGTCTGGAGCTGCACATTGGCAAGCACCTGATCGGTGGTGCTGTTACTTTTTCCGCCTCCGAATAGACCACCCATCAGACACCTCCCCACGGGGACCAGAATCCCACGAGCCGGGGGGCAAGATCCTGATTCGCTACGCCGTCATCCAAGACTACCTCCCCGGCCACCGCGTAGGCGTGGAGGATGGTGGGCCACTCGATGACCACCGCTCCATGGCTGATGGTTCGCCCGAAGCGGAACAGGGCGATGTCCCCAGGCTGGGGCGGGCCCTCGATCCGGTGGGCGTATTGCTCGACCACCCCCAGGTATCGCTCCTCGTCCCGGTGGCACATCCAGTCAGGCGGATATTCCCCAGGATCAACCTTCGGGAGCACCCCGGCCGCCTCGTAGATTGCCGCGAGGCTCAGGCCGCAATCCGCCCCTGCCCCCTTCACCCGGGCGTGGTGGTGGTAGGGCGTGCCCAGCCAGGACAGAGCTTCGGTGACCACGGCGGCCCTCTGCGTGCTTTCGGTTTCGGTCGTGGTGGTCATCGCGTGGTCTCCGGCATGGGCACATAGGGACAGCCCCTGAATCGGTTGGAATTGGACCAGCCTGCACATGCAGTCTGGGTCCGCTGGCATCCTGGATAGATGCTGAAGCCGTCTCCCGAGGCGGGCGCGATCGGGAAGGGGACGGCGGGCACGACCACGCTGGACAGGTAAGATCGCACCGAGCGTCTGGAGCCTGCAGCGGGCCCAGAGGTCATGGCGATCACCCCCAGGTTGTAGTAGCCATCCACATGGCCGGTCACATTCGTGACCTGGGAAGCATTGGTGCTGGCCCCGGCTGTGCCGGTGGCGGTCAGGGTGGAGAGCACGATCCCACAGGCAGGATCACCGAAAGAGTTGGCGCAGGCTGGCATAAACAGCACATGCGGCATCTGAAGCTGCAGCTTTTCGAGGTCTGACATCACATGAAGAATCACCTGCTGGGAGGCAGGGTCCACGCCCGCCACGGCACCCTCAAACTCCACCAGAGAGCCCAGGCTGGTATCACCCCAGGATGGCATGAACAGCCGTTCTACCTTGACCCTCGCTCCATCAAAGGCCCCGTTGTGGGCGGCCAGCGTCAGGTTCCCGCCCAGGATCTGCGCGGTGTCCCCGCACAGAAGGGTGATGTCCAGGGTGTCCACCTCCAGGCCCTTCACGGTGCGGATGGGCCCGCGCTGAATCAGGGGTTGCCCGCCCTGGTCGATGGCCGAGGTGAAGGTGTTCCCGCCGAACACGATGGAGAGGTCGGCCGAGGTCCAGCGGTAAACCCCGCCGCCCAGAAGGGTGATCGTGTAGAGCAGGGCCATCTGGAAAACTGATCCAGAATTGAGGTAGGCGATCAGCGGTCCACTGGCGACTTTCATTCGGGCCTCACTTCGTGGTGATGAGCTTGATGGTTTTCCCGTCCCAGGCACCGGCCACGATGCGCTCCATTTCGAGCTCATCCATGTCGAACCGGCAGCGGCGGTAGAAGCTCCCCGTCCAGGTCAGTGGGAGGGTGTTCCCGGGGGCCACTGTGAAGGTCACGAGGCCGTTGGTGATCGTGTAGTCGGTGCCCGCCGTCTTCAGCACGCCGTTGATGTAGATGGAGGGCGCACCGTTCAGCTCGAAGATGGGTTCGAAGCCGCTTCCACTGGCCGGCCAGAAATTCGTCGCGGGTCCGCCCCAGGTCCCCGGATCGTATTTCTGGAGCTGGAAGGCTACCTTCACCCCGTCCCCGGTGCCGAAGGGCATGGCCGTGACCGAAGAACCGTAGTTATCCACCAGCAGGAACGAATCCCACTCTCCCAGGTGGGCCATGAAGAACCGGGTGAGCGTGCCCGCCTCGTCGCTGGGCGTGTTCGAGCTGTAGCCCGCCTGCCGTGCGAAATTGAGCTGGGTGGTGAAGCGGTAGCGGGGGAACGACTGGAAGGTTCCCCGCAATTCCTTCCCGCTTGCGGCGGCCTGGATCATGGTGGCGAACACGGGAGTCCGAACCCACTTGATGTCGAACCCCTTGAGGGTGCTGGGGAATACTTGGCTGCTCATCAAGTCCTCCGCTTCTTGACCGCATCGTTCAGGGTGCGCACTATATGGCCCTGATTCTGCTGGAAGAATTGCTTGGCATCCACCACGCCGTGGAAGTGGGCGTGCACATCACCCTGGCTCCCGGCACCGCCAGAGTCGATGATGTTCCGCAGGCCTTCCGCCATCGGTGCGCTCAAGACCATTTCCTTCTCGTGGATCTTGGCGTAGGTGTCGCGGGGCACATTGTCCCAGCCACCCGCCGCGCTGGGCATGAAGGCCATACCTGTGGCGAAGGCCTCAGCTCCCACCTCCGGGGCCATCGCCCAACCGTAGAAGGGGATGGCCGCGACCGAGGCCATGGCATTGACCGCATAGAGTGAGGCCGCGCCTGCCACCTCCTCCGTGTTGGTGGTTTTCTTGAGTAGTAGGCCAGCCAGATAGGTCTCCGCTTCCTTCAGGCCCCACTGGATGAAGAAATTCAAGACGGAATCCAGGGCGCTCGACAGGACGCTTTTCAGAGCATCGCCCCAGGTCATCGTCCCCTTCACGAGCCCACTGATGGCGGTCTGGAAGCCGCTGGTGAGCATCTGGAACCACTGATTGAATTTCGCCCTCTGCTCTTCCGCTAGTTGGTCGTTGGTTTTCTGGATGTCGTTGGCCGCCTTCTTGTTGGCCGCCACCTTCTTGGCCTGAATCTCCTGCCACTTGACCAGCGTGATTCCCTCGGTGTTCTGCTCATCGGTGAGAGCCTGAATCTCCAGGTCACGCTCCCGCTTGCGGAACTCGATTTCCTGGGCCAGCCGCTGGGCATTGGTCATCTGGCCCATCGTCACGAGGTGGTCTGCATTTTCCTTCTCGGCCGCCAGCGCAAGGCGGGCATCGCTGATCTTCTGGTTGGCGGCGATCTTCGCCATGGCCACCTGATCGGCGATCCGCTTTTTCTCGGCTTCCTCGTTTTCCTTCCTGATCTGCTCGATTTCATCCTTCTCTTTTTTGTCGATGGCGATGCCCAGCGCTGCCATCTTCAGCCGCACCACCACCCACTCGTCCGACCCCTTCTGTGCCTGGGCCAGCTTCTTGGTCCAGAAGTCGCGCTCCGCCTGCTCTCCCATCTGGGCGGTGTCGCCCTCGGCCTGGGCCAGCATCGCCTTCTGCTTGTCCAGCTCCTGCTGCCACTCTCCCACCCGAGACTTCGCCGCGCCTGGAGGGGGCGGGGCATCTTCGATGGGCTTCCCCTTCCCGGGCCCCTGGTCGCTCCATATCTTGTCCAGGTCTTCACCGAGGGTTTCCCACAGATCCTTGGTGATGGCCACCGTTTCCTTCTGGATGCGCTCGTGGTCCTCGGCTCCCGCGATGGCCGCCTTCTTGACCCCTTCCCAATCCCCCTTCACGGCCGCCGCGATGATGTTGCCCAGGGCCTTAAACCCGCTAATGCACTTCTCGAAGAAATCAGTAACCGACGCCACTGTGACTTCGATGATGAACTTCAGCGTGTAGAAGGCGGTCACGATGGCCTTGATGGAATTGCCCAGGACCATCGCCAGCCCAGGGCCAATCTCCCCGAACCACTTGCCGAGTTGCGTGAGGGCGGGCATCAGGGCAGAGCCAATCTGGATCTGGAGGGACTGGCTGATGAGCCCGAGCTTCCGCATGGACTCCTGGTATTCCCTCGTCTTGGCCACCCCGTCAGGGCCAACCACGAGGTGCAATTCTTCGGCTTCCTTCTTGGCCTCAGCCATGCGCTCCGAGGTCATCCGCATGACGGGGATCATGTTCAACCAGCCTCGGCCGGCCAGCTCGGACAGCATGGCGTTCTTTTCCTGGTCGGTGTTCAGGCCCTGATACTTGGTCGCCATCCCCTCAATGATTTCGGACATGGGCAGAGCGCCGCCCTGAGCGTTCTTGGTTTCGATCCCCCACTTCTGGAAGGCCTCGGCGTTGCCCGCCACCCGCACCTGGAGCTTCGCCACGATGCCCGTCAGCGTGTCCCCCGAGACCCCCAGGGTGTGAAGCGCTACGGCCCACACAGAGGCATCCTGGACGCTGGTGTTCAGCACCTTCGAGAGCTTGTTCGCCTCCATGGTCCATTCGACCGTGGCGTTCAGAGCCTCCTTGAACATCGCCCCGCCCGCCAGGATCGCGGTGATGGCAATGAAGGGAGCCTTCAGATTCTCTACGGTGGTGTGCAGGCCCTTGAAGGAATTGCCCATTTCCTCCGTGGCGTTCTTGACGCCAGAAGTGGCCTGCCCGAGACCATCGAGCAGGCCCTTGATCTTGGCGACAATGCTGACTTCAATCGGTTCGGGCTGGTCAGCCATCATCTACCTCACTTGAAATCTTGGATCCCCTTTTCCAGTTCATCCTCGGTGGGAATGTGCCCGGTGTCCTCGTCTTCAATCTCGAAGAACCCTCGCACCAAAACATGAACGGGCGGGTGGTGTTTCCAGTAGCCCATCAGCTCCAGGCAATCAGGCCAGGGTGTCGATTCCAACTGGTGGATCGTCCACCCTGTCCCGGTCAGCAGCAGCCCCCAGATATCCCCCCAGCTCAGGGCTTTCGTTTCCTGGGAGGGACCCCTTCCCCCGGTTCATTGGTCCCGGCCGTGGTGATGGTCAGAATCTCGTTGAACAGCTGCGTGATGCGGTTCGGGGTGAGGGTTTCCACTTCTTCCAGCGTCAGGTGGGGGTATTGATTCTGAAGCGCGGCCAGGATCAGCTCCGTGTGCTTCACATCGATCTGGCGCTTGGCGAGGGTGAGGTCGAGCATGAGCTGTGCATCGGCTTCCCCTGCCCCTTTGATTTCGTCCAGCCTGCCCAGCACGGCCTTGGTCTCTTCCAAGATGGGATCGACCAAGCGGCGGAACTGGCCTGCATTCCAGGGGGGAAGGTTGTAATCCTTCCCCCCGATCTGAATAGTGTGCTTTTCCATGGTGTCGGCCTCTCAGGTGGTGGTGATGGTGGAAGGCTACTCGGCCTGGAACAGGTCGATCACCTTGTTGGTGGTCATGTCCGCGAACCCCTGGAACTCCAGGTTGAACTCGGTGTAGTCGTCCTGCTTGTCGTCCCACGAGGTCTTGGGGAAGCAGACGGCGTAGAGCTTGTAGCCCTTCTGCTTTCCTCGGTAGGTGTTGAAGACATTCAGGGTGTAGATCGTGGCCGCACCCATCAGCGGGTTGCTGAGGGAAACGGTCGTGCCGGTCACGATGGTGTAGGTGTAATAGATGCCCACGATGTGGGCCACATCCGCCGCCGCGAAGGTGTAGACGCCAGCCGCGATGGAATACTGGCCGGTGGCAGGGGCGGAGGCCACACGCGCAAGCCACTTGGCCGCCGTGTAGTCATAGACGCCGCCGTCCTCAGACCAAGTGGCGGAGTTGGCCACCGTGACCTGGAAGGGGGTCGTGGGGATGGTCCAGGTCTCGTTGTTGGCCGCCCCCTTCTGGCCGGTGGCGATGGTGGAGCCCGCGATCAGGGCGTTCAGCATCGAGCCGAAGATGCGGCCCGACTTCGCCTTGCCGCTGATCTTCCCCTTGCCCAAAGCCACATCCTCGGGGAAGGCGTTGGCCCCGATCAGCTCCTTGACATCCCGGCTGATGTCGAGGCTGACATCCGTCAGGGTGCCCACCTGCACGGGGGTCTGGTTGGTGCCGGGGGGGGTGTAGAACACCTGCCCCACGCCGAAGTTGTAGTGAGCCATGGCTAGGCCTCCTTCTGGAAGAGGGCGGCGATCCTGGCTTTGAAGCCATCCACCACCTCGTTAAGAATGTTGAAGTGCTGGGACTCGATCCGAGGGCCCAGGTTGGTGCGCAGCTCCTGGAAGAAATCCTCCAGGTGGCCGAGAGTGAGCCCAGCGGGGAGATGCTGTGGAACAGCCGGAATGGGCTCCAGGACAGGTGCGGCGGGGGCCTGGGGCTGAACCCCTGCGGTCTGGTCCTGGGATGGCGTGGTAGGCGTGTCCTGATCGTTGCTGGGGGCCATGGGCGCTCCTTATGAGGTGGTGAGGACTTCCAGGGGGATGATGGCCAGGGCCTGCTTCTGGAGCAGCCCTTCGTCCGTGATGATCTGGCCCTTGATGAAACAGTGGTTCACCAGCCCTCCCAGGGTGGTGCCGTAACTGTCAGCCCCGGAATCCGAGAACGGGCCGTTCAGAAGTGAGGCCTCTGCAGGGGTGCGCTCGAAGGCCGCTTCGATGGCCATCAGGAAAGCATGAAGCTGGATGCCGGGGGCGATGCTGGGGGTGGCATCGTTCCGCACATACAGGTGGAGGGTCGGGCTCAGGATCCACTCGGGGGGCATCCCCCTCTGAGGCTTGCACACCTCGTTCCCAATGGTCAGGAACAGGGCGGGCTGCTGGGCCATCGGCACATCATCGAAGTGCCTCCAGGTTCGGCTGCAGGTCACGATGCCCGCGACAGCCTGGAGGCGGGTGAAGATGGCCGTGTAGATGGGTTCACGATCTAGGGCCATGCTCTACCCCCTTCCCGTGACGGCGGCCACCAGCCGCGTTCTGATGTCGTCCTTGAGGTCGGCCAATGCAGGGACCAGGAACGGCCTCTGCTGCCACCGCACACCAGCAGGGCGGGCCTCGAAATACTTGGCCCTGGCACGCTCGGTCAGAAGGGTCCTGGGCCCGCCGCGTGCGCCCGCGCCGATCTTCTGGTCGAACCCGCGCTCCCAATACGCGCCATAGGCGAGGTTGGTTCCGACCGTGCTCTTCCATGTCCACTGTTCGGGCTGGGTCAGCTTCTCGTTGATGGACCGCGACAGGCGGCCGGTCACGCGGCCCAGGTGGTCAGGGCGGGGGCCGCGCAGGTAGAACTCGCGCACCCGGCGCTGAAGCTCGATGCCCAGGGCCTCCACCGTCTTGGGCACCCGCTGGCTGAAGCTCACGCCCGCCTCGCTCAGCTTGGCGACCACGGCCTCGGCTCCAGTCACCTGGGCGGTCAGGTCGATCATGGAATCACCCGCTTGTATTGGGCCAGGAGGACTATCGTGGACTTGGGGGCCTCGGCGGTCTGGAAGCTCACCACTTCCCCTCCCATGCTCTTGCTGCTCTGCTGGACCCGCTGGCGCTCGGTGTAGCGCCAAGCCACGATTTCGATGCAGGCCTGTTCGATGTCGGCTGGGATGGCGGCGAACCCGGCCGTGTAGCTCACGACCACATTCTGCTTCCCGAGGTTGAAAGTGTTCCCGTCCGTGAGCATGAGCAGGGGCCCATCCCAGGTCACGGTGGAGAGGTCCACGGCGGTCCCGTCAATGCTCAGGGCCGAGACCGCCGTGATGGGGAACTGGTCGAGAATGATTCCGTCTGAATCGTTCCCGTCAAGCTTCTGGGTGTAGCTGCCGGAAGTGAAATCCCGGTTGGTCCACGACTTGATCCAGGTGGAGGCAGCGGTGATCAGCCGGGCCAGAAGGGTATCCTTCGTGGTCTCGGTCAGGTCCAAGTAATCCTTCACATTCGCCAGAACGGTCAGATCACCAGCAGCCATGGCTACACCTCAGTCTTGGGAGCTTCGGGGGCGTCCTGGCCGGCCACCGGGCCAGATTCCAGGACAGGCGAGGGACCGCCCTCAGGCTGGTCCGACTGGAGGGCGGGAGTCTCATGAGCCTTGGGAGCTTCCCGGCCTTCCTGGACCAGCCCTGACTCGGGAGGGACCACGCCCAGGCGGGCGGCCTCGGCAGCATCAGCAGCCGCGACTTCGG